GGCGGGGTGCGTAGTAAAAACCAATTTTAAAAAACCCCTTAATCATAAATGGACAACTTGAACGTTTTGGTAGAAGCTAAAAAGGAGTATATGGGGCAACTCTGTCTCATCATGTGTCCAGCTATGATTGAAGTTTTTCAGGATATGTACAACGAGGCCGTCACCATGTCTAAGGGCAGGAAAGTCTTGGTTATGTTCCAGAAGTTATTGAAGGAGGTGCCAAACTGGTCTAATGCCATGTCTAAGCAGCACTCTGATAATATCGCAAACAGGTGTGCGTGGTTCAACGACCTCCTAGCAGCGGTATTTGTCGCGTGCACCAAGATTCTCTCAGCTGTTCGCCTCAAGGCTGATAACAAGAAGATAGCCCTAAAGCTTCCAACAAATGAAGTTTTCATTCAGACGTGTTACAATAACGTCGCTAAGGATTTGTACAAAGATCCTTACATTTTTCACGAAGATCAGAGTGAATACGCCAGGGATGAAATACTGACGTCGCGTTTCTGTGCGTGCATCGAGGTAACCATCAAGGAACTCATCCCCGTTCAGCAGATTCTCCAGACCTACATGTCCCAAGAGTCTAGGGATATAAATCTGGGTGGCGAAATTGAGGATAGTCCAGATCCCGATGTGTTGGAGGACTTTGACGAAGAGCCCGTGGGGGAACCAGAGGCATTTGGGGACCCACCCCCCATGGAGTCTGGGGATCTCTCAGAACCAGAGGGTGAAGCCCAGGTGGAACCGGAGATGGAACCAGAATCTGAGGTACAGCCCCCCATGGAGCCAAAAATGACTGGTTTGGAAAATGAATTTAAGACCATTCCGACTGTCAAAGATCCTCAGGCCGAAGAAGAAGATGATGGGGTCCTATTTGGCGACGCACCAGAGCAACGTACAAAAAATCCCAGGTATAATTAAATGGAACTTTCCGATTACTTACGCGACCCCATGAGTGCCGCTTTAATCGCCGGTGGTATGACTGCTGGTTATATTCACATCAAGGCTCAACTTAATAATGAGGGGAAGTTGGAACTTAGCAAGTACGCTAAACCCGCCGTCCTTAACGCGATCCTGGTGTTTTTCATCGTATCACAGGGTCTAGGTAAAAAGGAGGTCATTTCAAGTGAACCATTCTAAAGTTAAAGATTATACACAAATACTAAGAAAATGGCATCTGTTTCGGCATTCAACGATATGATGGGTCAATTTCTTGTGGAATTGCACAAGACTTTTCCAGATGAAAAGGGCATTAAGAAGATGTTAGCTTCTTTCGATTTAATTAAGAGCACCAACCCGCGCATTATTGTGGACGGTTTCATGAAGGGTGTCTCTCCGTATTCAGACAAGATTTCCGCAAAGGATGAAACCTTCCTTTTGAAGGAGATTGACACAATTGACGTACTGAAGGATCTCAATATCAAAACGTACTGGACCAAAATGTCTGAGAACACGAAGAACGTCACCTGGCAGTACCTCCAGACACTGTACATGCTTGGGACGACCATCACCTCTATCCCCGAAGACACTCTCTCTATGATTGAGGGTATCGCGAAGGACTGCGCAGATAAGATGCAAACAGGTGATGGTAACATAGACCAGGATGCTCTGATGAAAATGATGGGTGGACTGCTTGGCGGTCTTCCAAAAAAATAAACCTTAACATATACTAAATGAAGGCTTGGTTCGACAATCCTCAGCAACTCATTAACGCCGAAAAGGTTTTACAGTTTTGGCCCACTAGGGAACAAACACCAGAAGAGAGGGTGAATGCCGCCTCTCGGTTTGTGATCTATATGTGTTGTGTGTTGTACCTCATTCGCCGCGATCCTCGTATACTCGTACTTGGGTTGGTAGTGTTGTCTGTGATTTATGTTTTATACACATCCAAGATGGTCAAAGAGAAATATGGGGGTGACGTCAAACCCTCCAAGTGCCAAAAACCAACCCAAGATAACCCTATGGCAAATGTCCTAATTACTGATTATACGGACGCACCAAATCGATTAGAAGCTTGTTATTATGCTAATGTGAAACCTGCGACAGGGGATCGCATCCCATACGATGGGGGGAGATCCCGCACCCCCATGCCCAAATATCAACGTAACGGTCTCGATCGTCAATTTATTTCGAACCCGGTTACAAAAATACCAGGTGACCAAACCGCGTTTGCTGAATGGTTGTATGGACCAAAAAATGGTCCCACCTGTAGGTCTGATACTAGATTGTGTGACCCAAATGCGAGGGGGGTCCAGTTGGAGGCTTTCGCTGGTTTAGGTAGGGATGGGGACATCCGGGGTCCCAGAGGTGGTAGCGCATAGTTAGATTAATATTCTCATGTAATAATAAATGGCATATCAGCTCCAACCTGGTCTTTCCATAGTTCAAAATGCGGGGGCCATTGCTCCAGTCAAGGCGACCGACGAAGTTTTTGTATACCCCCAGCCCAGTACTCTCAATTGCTCTGGTGGAGGGTGCCGCCCCAACACCATGTTGTACGGAACCGCCCCATACATGGCGGGTAAGGGATCACCAGCGCAGCACATAGATACAAGTGATCAACTTAGACCCCAAAGCACCTCCCGTTTTAACAAAACCATTGTCCAAACATATGAACGTAAACTCTTCCCCCTCACGAACATGGAGTGCAAGGTCCCTCTCCGAACCATGAATTATGAACCTTCGAGCACACGCGCAGAAGTTCAGAATGGTCTTTTCCAGCAAAGGTATTACCCCAATAAAAATATTAATAACAAATAAGAATGGCTGACCCTATATCCCTCATGGCTGTAGCCAGTCTCATATTTGCTGGGCGAACTTTGAGTAAACCCCACAAGGCTGTAGTTGGTCCTTCCCCAGAAGTCGACGAAGCCCCAGTCGTTGAGAACGATGATTTTTCACCCATGGCCCAGACACAATCTCGCTACATTAAAGAAGACTTTTTAACACGGACAGGTATTCCACACAAAAAGGAGATGGAAGCTTTTGGGGACGTCTCCATTCAACAGAGAAGTGGGGGGCAGGAAATCCTAAACATGAGGAACCGTATGTATGACCAAGGACGAATGAACAACCTCTCACCAGTGGAAAAGCAGCTAGTTGGTCCAGGTTTGGGGGTTAGTGCGGATGTTCCAGCAACAGGTGGATACCAGCAATCATTTAGGGTGAACCCCATCAATGTTGGTGAGTACCGTTTGACAACTCTTCCAGGACGGGCAGGTCCAGCGAAGGACATCACCGGTGGTCGCTCTGCGGTCGTTGGACAACTCACCCACAACAAACCGGAAACAACCGCACATTTACCATCTCGATTACCCGCCATGCCCGGGCGCGCTCAGGGTATGTCAGGTGTTGTTCCCCGCAATGAACACGAGAAGACCAAGAGAACAACCAACCGTTCAGAAACTGGTTTGCGCAATGATGGACTTGGCTTCAACGGCGCGAAGCGATTTGTTCCAGCCCAGACGGTGCCCCAAGATCCAACTCGATTTAAGACTGATCGCAACGATGAGCAGTACGGTTTCAACAACCAACCCGCACCAGGTATAAGCAGCTTCTACGGGGCGTATACAAACGGTGCAGCCTCCAAGGTGACTGCGCGCACCAACGACGAACTCATGAAGTACGGTTTCCGACCAGAAGATCGGCGTGGGAAGGCGAATCGTATGGGTAACGCGGGTAGAATGAATGTCCGTGAAAGTGCTTTGAAGCAGGGTGGTCGTCTCACGGCGGTTCGGAGTGACACCAGCCGTGTAGATGGGCGCATGAACGCAGCGAACGGTGGCTGGACCCAAAACTACCAACAAAAACCATTCCACCAGTTTAACGCTTACAAGGGCAACGCGAATCCAAATGCGAATTCTTTGGATATCGCAAAGGTACAACTCCAGAAGAACCCCCTCGCACATAGCATTTCCCAATAAATTACTCACCTCCTTAGACAAAAACAGTCATTAAAATTATATACCGTAATTTTAATGAAGGTTCATACACTGGATATAGATAGTAGCGAAAGAGACGTCACCGTGTACCCGTACGCAAATAATTATGTAATCAGGTTGGAAAACCCGATTTATGATATTTCAGAAATTTCTCTCGTTTCTGCCCGAATTCCAACAC